ATACATTACAGAATCTATGGCATTCATTAAGAATCAATCTAAGTGGAAAGCAGCAGAAGATTACTGTAAAGATAGAGGATGGGTGTTTATGATTATCACTGAAAGAGAATTAGGTATATAAATATACTAAGAATTACTAAACTCACCCCTTATAGTTATAATAACACACAAAAGAATTAAAGTACAATATTTATGGCGCAACAAGAAAAATTAGCAAATATATTTGAAAGAAATCAATATGATTTGCATAAGGCAGCGCGTAAATCAAAAACATGGTTTGATCAGCAATTATTATTAATTAGTCGTCAACAGATTACGCCTAATAAGATTATGAAATCTGATCCTAATCAGATGAAAGCATCAATTTTACCTGGTAATCTATATATGTTTTTCTATGATGCTAAAAACAAAGATACATTACCGTATTGGGATAGGTTTCCATTAGTGTTTCCATATAAGAAAACTCCTGGTGGATTCATTGGTTTAAATATGCATTATTTGCCATATCAACTTCGTGTTGTTTTGCTTGACAGATTAATGCAATTTCAAAACAACGGTAAAATGGATGCTACCACAAAAATAAGATACTCATGGGATTTAATTAATGGAGTATCAAAATATAAAGCAGCAGAACCATGTATTAAACAATACCTAGACGAGCATGTTAGGTCTACATTTAGAAAAGTAGATGCAAATGATTGGGCTACAGCAATGTTACTTCCAGTTGAATCATTTGTAGGTGCCAAGAAACAAGCAGTATGGATAGATTCTAAGAGAACAATAAACTCATGAGTACATTAAACGATTTTATAGCATCAGTAGCTGCTGAAGGCCTAATGGTTTCTTCAAAATTTTCAGTAGATATTGGGGTTCCTTTAATCATCACATCTAAGAACTTGTATGTTGGTGATTTAAGAAAAGTACAATTATATTGTGACAATGTAACACTACCAGGAATGAGTATTTCTACTACTCAAGCTAGAACATTTGGTGAAATTCGTGAGATGCCACATGAAAGACTATTTGATAATGTGACAATGAATTTTTATGTAGATAATGGTATGCATACTAAACTATTCTTTGATACTTGGATTCAATCTATCCAAGATCCATTTACTAGAAAGTTTAATTACTACAAAGAATATATTTCTGACATTAGTATTAATGTATTTGATGCTGCTAGCAACCAACGTTATATTGTTACATTATACGAATGCTATCCAAAATCAATTAGTCCTATTACAATGGATTATTCATCTAAAGAAGTAATGAAACTTCAGGTTTCAATGAACTACAAATATTGGTTATCTAATACAACTGATGAAGGTAGCAATAATGGAACCACATTAACTAATAGCAATCAAAACCTAGATCCTATGAGTATCCCTAATGATTACTTTACGGACTTTCCTAATTATCAGGCAAGTGTAAATTCTTTTGAAAATGCTAGAGCAAGTTTATATGAAGCAGAACCTTTAGGTGTTACAACTGGTCTAGGAAGTATACTTACGTAATGAAACAAAATGATTACACATAATAATATAAAAATAAAACAAGAAAGTTGGTTAACTTCTACATGGAGACCAGCTATGGCATGGATGTATATGGCAATTTGTATTTGTGACTTTATGGTATTTCCTGTTGCTTGGGCGGTATTCCAAGCTTATGTTGATGTTAAACCAATTTCACCATGGAATCCATTAACGTTACAAGGCGCTGGATTATTCCATATGGCAATGGGTGCAGTGTTAGGTATTACTGCTTGGAGTAGAGGGCAAGAAAAAATGCTAGGTATAACAAGTATGGATATCCAAACTCCACCAGAGGAACAAGAAAAATAAAATGAAAATTGATAATAATTTATCACAGGTATTTGATATGGAACCTGTGAAAGAAGGTGAAATCATTATGCGCACTGGAGAGGTAGTATTACCTCAAACAGATAAGCAATCTGAAAAGATTGAACATGACTACGATAAGACTAGAAGTAATTTACACGGGTTACTTCAAACAGGAGAAGAAGCATTAATGCATGCGTTAGAAGTTGCAAAATCTTCTGAACATCCTAGAGCATTTGAAGTAGTAGGCAATTTAATTAAACAATTGAGTGACATAAATAGCCAATTACTTGAGTTACATAAACAGAAACAAAAGTTAGATACTCCTACTGCAAAAGAAGGTGGAGATCCGGCTAAAACGGTTACAAATAATAACGCAATATTTGTGGGCAGTACAAGTGAACTAAACAAAATGATTCAAAAACTGAATTCGGGAGAATAATATGGCATTACCAATTAATAGTAGCACCCCAGTCTATACATTAACTATTCCTTCAACTGAGAAGACTATTAAATATAGACCATTCTTAATTAAAGAAGAAAAAGCTCTTTTGATTGCACAGCAATCTGAAGATCCAATTGTAATGGTTAATTCTTTAAAAGAAGTAATTAAGGCATGTATTAAAGATGATGTTAATGTAGATTCATTAGCAACATTTGACTTAGAGTATATTTTTACTCAATTAAGAGCAAAATCTGTTGGCGAAGTTATTGAATTGCAATTAAAATGTGATACATGTACAGATGAAAAAGCAGTAGCTCCAATTAGAATTGATTTGACTACTATTAAAGTAGAAAAGAATCCAGAACATAAAAATAAAATTGAATTATTTGATGATGTTGGTATTGCATTAAAATATCCAACTATTGATGTTATTAAGAAATTAGAATCTGTAGATAATAATAATGTTGATCAAGTGTTTGCTATTATGGTTGAATGTATTGATTACATCTATAATTCTACAGAAGTATTTGCAGCAAAAGACCAAACTAAACAAGAACTATTAGACTTTTTGAATAACTTATCATCACAGCAATTTCTAACAGTACAGAAATTCTTTGAAACAATTCCTAAGTTAACTCATACGGTATCTTATAAATGTCCAGTATGTAGTAAGGAACATAATAAGATCCTTGAGGGCCTAAACAGTTTTTTTTAATTAATCTCTCACATGAAAGCTTATATAATTTCTATAAAATGAACTTTGCTCTAATGCAATATCATAAATATTCATTGAGCGAATTAGAAAATATGATACCATTTGAGAGAGAAGTTTATGTTGCGATGTTAGTACAATATTTAGAAGAAGAAAAACAACGTCAGGAAAAACAATAAGGCATCATGGCTAAAAAAGAAGAAAAATTAAACTTTAATGATCTTGTCAAGGGGTTAGAGAATTCTAACCTCAAGATGTCTGCTGCAATTGAAGAGCAAATTAGAGTACAACTAGACTCGCAAAAGTCTGCTCAGCAAACAGAAACAATTGTTGAAGCTTCTGCTAAGGACACTGCATCTATCAAGCAAAAAGAAGATGCTATGCTTAAAGTTCTTAAAGCTGGCTTGATTGATAAAAGTGGCGATGGTCTTAATAGTAATGTGCTTAAGCTTATTAAAGAAATTGCTATCCTACGTACTTCATTTACCAATCCTAAAGCAACTAAAAAAGAAGATCTAACAGAACAAGATGTTGCTAATGCTGAAGTGCAAAAGCAGCAACTAGAACTTCTTACTAAAATAGAAGAAAATACTAAAGGCAAGAAAGAAGAAGGCGGAGCAGCTCCTGCAGCAGGTGGCGGCGGTCTTTTTGATGGTATTGGTAAAGGTATTAAAAAGCTTGGTTCTGGAATGAGTGGAATTGCTAAGAATTTATTAGCATTTGCCGCGGCATTATTCATTACTGCAAAAGCATTACAAGAATTTGCAACCGTAGAATGGACTTCAATCGCAAAGGGTGCAGTAGCTATTACTGGTTTAGCTTTAGCTGCTAAATTGGCAGGAACCGGAGATGCTTATAAATCAATTCTTGCTTTAGGAGTAGGTGTATTAGCATTAGGATTTGGATTACAACAGTTTGCAAAAGTATCATTTGGTGAAGTTGTTTATGGCGCTGCATCTATTTTAATATTTGCAAAGGCTGTTCAAATTGCTGGAACAGGAGATGCATCTAAATCTATATTAGCACTAGGTGCTGGTGTAATTATGTTAGCTGCAGGCCTACAATTATTTTCTAAAGTATCATTTGGTGATATTATTTATGGTACTGTAGCTATGTTTGCATTAGCTAAAGCTGCACAAGTAGCTGGATCTGGTGACGCATGGAAATCAATCCTTGCATTAGGTGCAGGGGTAACTCTATTGGCAATTGGATTAAAACAATTTGCAACAGTGTCATTTGGAGATATTATTTATGGCACTGTAGCTATGTTTGCATTAGCTAAAGCCGCTGAGGCAATTAGTAAATCTAAAGATGGTATT